GTTGTTTGGTTTCATAACTTTATATTCAGGGCACTCTTCATAGAAAGATAAAACATCCTCACTTGTGTATTTTAGTTTATCCCTGATCTTTCTTATTATACCTCCAGTTTTCTTATAGGTGTAGATTGGTGTGTACAATAGGTTTTCTTCTAAAGGCATATAATTGAACTCTAGTGGGTCTTGTTTCCTCATCATAAACAAGCCATTTAGAATCCTCTGTGCCAACTTGCTATATCTGTGGAGTCTAACATTGTTTGCGTCACTGTAAGCATTTATATAAAGTATGGGTATACAGTCAGGTAGCCCAAATAGCTCAATAGGCCAATTGAATGGGTCTCTACTTGACTTGACTTCATTCCTCATACCAGGTGCTAGGGCATATGCTCTATACAAGCTTACACAATGTAGTCTTTGTTGTATATATGCACTAATAATTGGCACACCTAATCTCACAGATTCGCCTGATCTGGATGATATGTTCATCACATCACGCTGGTAGCCTTCACAACTTATATTTAAACCAGTTTCTTTCGTTTTCTTTATGTTGGGATAGGCCATATGCCCATTGAATGAGAGTAAGGAGATGAACTCCATTATGTGTTGTTGTATATTTGTTTTCTTTGAACTATCAGTTATACCTACAAGCCTCTGCATTAGCTTATGGTAGATCCTAAAATTTATAACATCAAAGACTGTTTCTGATCTTATTATTAATAAATAGTCATCTGAATGGCCAAGTTGTTTTACCATTATTCTATGGTTGGTGCCATGTCGTTTATTCCAGAGCTGTATTGCTAGTCTTGTAGCAGCTATTGATTTAACAGAGGAACTGTAATTTAACATGCCTTGAAGGAAATTCTGGGTGCTGTGTATACTGGTACCATTCCTTAAGTACACATTTGATTCTGTTATATAAGCTGTACCCTCTATTAATTCCACAGGTATCTGTATGTCTTTGTTAGCCCATGAAGCTAGTACAGCTTTACAAAATTCAGTGTGTTGGTCGCCAAGTGCATCCCTTAAGCCATCAGTGAATGCTAAGAACGAAGTAAGGGTTTCACTTGCTGACCATTTTGTACAGTCTCCATTCACAAAGTAAAGCTTATATGAGCTATCTGGGGACCATCTAACAGCATAGTCTGTTGCTTCTGCCATGTGTTTTAGCTTTGTGTCACCAGGGCAAGATATCATTTCCTCATTCATGTGTGAAGCTATCACTTTGTAAGTGTTCTCAAGTACACGCATCATACACTTTGCTCCAAGATTTAAGACATAAAATTCCCTTTTTGCACCATATTGAGCCTTCACACACACATCGGCAACTGATCTACAATTGTTCTGAGAAATATTCCAATTTGCTATGTCCAAAACCGTTCTACTCAGAGGGTATCTCACTAAAAAGTCTTGTATGCAATCTATCACTTTCATCCTCCCACTCTTTTTTTCTTCCAAGACAACACTTCCTGGTGTTATATCACACATCTTCCGTATTAAACTGGTGTATTCCTGTACAGTTGCACCCTGTTCTATAAGGAATTTCTTTACTGCGTCCTTGTTTGTTTTTTTTCTTTTTTTGATTCATTTTCTGTCTCAATCAATCTATACTCAGGTATACATGCCTTCGTAGAAACAATCTCTGATATGGGTTCCATTTGTGTTTCACGTTTAAGCTTGGAACTGAATAGCCTGTTTGACCTTATTTCTGTTATTTGTTTTGCTGAGTGGTAGCAGGCAGCATCCCAGCAACCCATAGGCTTTATCTCTTTTCTCTTTATCTTCATTAACCATTCTTTTAGCTGACTAGAAGTGTTATACTTACCATACTTCATGTTTTCAGGCATAATGTCAAAGCTTCTTTGATATTCAAATATCGTTTGGAAGCATTTTTTGAATTCATGAAAGATGGAAGAAGGCTCCTTCATTGTGTGACAATAAACAAACAGTTCATCCAGGAGATCCTGCAAGTTAGTCAGCCTTGTCTTACTCCATATAGACAATATATTTATGTCGCCACCAGTACTATCTTGCAGCCTCCTTTGCATACTGTAGACTGCCATTTTCTTTATAATATTGCCAGGCTGATTATAATCATGTATCAATTCATCAACCTTATTGGCTATGTTGACAACAACCCAATAAACAAAACAATTTGGGTACCTTGGTGAGAACTTTTCTTTTATGAGACCAGCAACATCACTAAAATCACTGATGAAGGACATACACAAGTATCTTATGTCCATGAGAACCTCTGCTAACCTTTGTGTTGTACACATGCTCACCAATGCCCTAAAACCATAAACTTTTTTTAAATCTTCCTTACCCATGCCTATTTTGCCAGTGCGGAGATATGTGTCAAACCCAGTGCTCTGACAAGACAAGAATGAGTCTGAAATAAAGCTTAACCTATTGCTTGATAGTCTCCTCCAATTGTAAATTATGTAGTAATAACCTCCTGAAGTATAGGTTGTATGGCTGCCAAAGACATTGTTTGCCCAGAAGCTATCATTTGTTATAACTAGTGTCAAAAAAGGGTTGCCTACATCATTGCCCTTATTCCTCTTCCCACCATGCATTATATGACAAACATTTTTTAGGCCACTATTTATAAATGCAAAATCACATTCCTTGGTGTTTAAATTATTAAAGTGAATTAATGAGCGTGCTACAATAGAAGAGTGTAAAGCCATTCTATAAACATTTGTTCTACTTATGTTGTTGTGAAACTCAGTAAAGTATGAAATTGCATTTTCCTTTATCAGGTTAGAGGCCTCAGAGTCCATACCAGGTTTAAAGTTAATAAGGGGATCTATTTTAAGAGGTTTGAGGGTTGGTTCACAAACCCTATTATAAAAATCATCAAAGACTTGGTAAGAATTGCTTGGGCAGTCTCTAGGTTTCTTGTAAACCCTTGGTCCTAAATGTCTTGAATAATTGACACCACTGTGATACAAGAAGCTTAGCCCTTCATCCAATTTACCCAAACTGACAATCCTACCTTTGACTACTCTTGGCTTAGAATCTCTAAGTTCAATACCCAAGCTTTCTAAATATTTCCTCATTGAGATCTCTTTAGGCTTATTTTGCTTCAGTTTGAATTCTTTATCGAAGTCACCTGTGTAGCAGTCCCTATTAAACATATTTCGATCTCCCTCACAACTTAATGCTGTTTCTGTTTTCTTCAAGATGGATCTTAGAAACAATATCTTTTCATCCTGATAAAGCTCACAAAACTTGCTCAATATAGTTAAACAGTTGGATTGGTCTCTGTCAAAACTACTATACTTGGGGTTTGGGGTTATTTCTATTTCAGGGGCATAAGGTATGTGGAAAGACGGCTTAACATGAAGGTCATCATGGTCAGCCTTAGAAATTGTTTCAATAAAATTAGATTTATATGTGTCCTTATCTATTGGCTTGTCACTTAATAGATCCCTAACCTCCTCGTCTTCAACCAACTCATAAAATATTTTTTCAAATTCCTCAATACTTGGATATTCAACATTGAGTTGATTAAGACCCGCACCAGAGTTTGCCTGAGATGAGAGTAGGATTGACTCATCTAGGTGTTCTGTAAAAAAAACATCAGATTGAGTTTCAGACTTGATTGCACCTTCAGGACAAAGAGGTTTACATAGGTTTATTGAATCCCACAGGAGGTTGTAGCAGTCTTTAAAAAATGTGAGGATGCTCTCGTCAGGGGGCCAGGGCACAGTACCTTTAAGGCAAACTTCAATGTCTGATAAATCTGGGCTCACACAAATGGGTATGAACCTACACTTTAGGCCTTGTGAATTAAGATATTTTATTGCCGGCTCATACTTCAGTGTCTTCTGTATCTCATAGCTAACTGGGTCTTTTGATATACCCGGATCTATAAATGTATGAATACCATCTTGGAAAACATATATATCTGGTGTGAACCTTAGCACATCAACCTCATCCAGGCCCATAGTTTTATATATAGGATCCCCTACCCCTAAGTGTGCTGTAAGACATAGCTGCTCACATATTAGGCATTGTAAGAGGTCATGCCTTAAGCTGACTAAAGACCTAAGCATTTCTAAAGCATCTTCGGTGCATGTGATATTGTCAAGGCTATAGTAAGAGACTCTTGACAAAATGTGCTCAATATTACTTCTGTTATGTTTATAAAAATCCATTC